GCGCCGTGGGCGGATGTGCTCTATGCCGCCGATGAGAAGTACTGGCGCTTCGTGAAAGGGGCGCCGGAGTTTGCCGGGCTCAAATACAGCATCCAGCAGGACGCGTTTGAGGCGCGGCTGAAGAATCGGCTTCCGACGGATTGGGAACTTGGCGGATGGGCGATGGCGTGGCCTGATGTGCAGGTGCTGCTAGATGCTGGCGAAGATGGGTTAGAGCTCGATCCGACTGGACTCAAGACCGGCAACAATTCCGGGTATCAGGCGATCAATCTTGCGGTGCATCTAGGAGCTGCGAAGATCGTCCTGCTCGGGTTTGATATGTGGCGAGATCCGAGCGGGCATCAGAACTGGTTTGGACCGCACCCGACACACTTGGAGTCACAATTCGCGCTGTTCCTACACAAGTTCCAATCGATCGTAGAGCCCCTCAAGGCGGCCGGCGTCACCGTGCTCAATGCGTCTCGGTTCACGATTCTGAACACGTTTCCGCGCGTGGTGCTCGAGGATGTCTTCGCATGATTCCGGTGTCCTATTACGCGAAGGATGAATTCACCTCGCCGAAGTTCGCCTATGCGTTTGCGAAGGGCTGCCGCGGCACGATCACCGACGATCTGGACTATCTCCATGACGGGCCGGTCGCGCTCTTTGGCTCGCCGCCATCGTGGCCTTTGTTGCGACAGGCGCAAGTGGAGGGACGTGATTGGTACTTCGGCGACCATGCGTATCTCGGTCGCGGGAAGTACTACCGGATTACGAAGAATGCCTATCAGCACGATGGTCGAGGGAATGCGACGTCTGAGAGATTCCGCGCGCTTCGCCGGCAGATTCAGTCGTGGCAGCCGAACGGCTCGCACATCCTGATTTGTCCGAATTCAGCGATCTATTTCAGTTTTCACGGGATCAACGTGCAGCAGTGGCTCGAGGAGACCACCGCCACCTTGCGTCAATACACCGATCGGCCGATTCGGATCCGTTGGAAGACGCAGCGAGCCGCCAATCCGATTGCAGAGGATCTGCGGCGTGCCTGGGCGGTCGTGGTCTACAGCAGCGCTGCCGCGTTGGATGCCCTGATTGCCGGGGTGCCTATCTTTACCTTAGCGCCGTTTGCGGCATCGGTGCGCATGGGCCTATCGAATTTGTCACAGATTGAGTCGCCGATTCGACCGGGCGGCCGTGATGGTTTCTTGTCGAACCTCTGCGCCAACCAGTGGACTATTCAGGAAATTTTACAAGGTCAAGCGTGGCGCGATCTTCAAGAGCAGGAGCAGTCCCGTGCAGCCTAGTGAATTCGGCCCGCTGCGCGTGTTCATCGGCTGGGATAGCAAAGAACCACTTGCGTTCGCGGTGGCAGCGCATTCGATTCTCCGTCGATCCTCGCGGCCGGTGCAGATCATCCCGCTGGCGCTATCGAGTCTTCGGAAAGTCTACACGCGCGAGCGGGGGGTCACAGAGTCCACCGAGTTTTCTCTGACGCGGTTTCTCGTGCCGTATCTCTCTGGCTATCACGGCCTCAGTGTGTTCATGGACTGTGACGTGTTGGTGCAAGCTGACATATACGAACTCTTGGCCTATCCGCTCGCGTATCCGGGCCACGCGGTGTTTTGTTGCCAGCACGATTACATCCCGAAAGCGCTGACGAAGTTCGACGGCCATGAACAGACGAAGTACCCGCGCAAGAACTGGTCGAGCGTGATGCTGTTCGTGAATGACCAGTGCCAGGCGTTGACGCCTGGATACGTGAACGCGGCACCAGGCTTACAGCTCCATCGGTTCCATTGGCTCACATATTCCAAAGCGTTCACCGATCAGGAGTACGAGTCAGATTCTAGACTCTATGGAGAATCCAATGGAGTCGTTCGAGAGAGGACTGATGTCATCGGATCGCTTCCACTTGCGTGGAACTGGCTCGTCGGGGAATACGAGCCGAATCCAGACGCGAAGATCCTGCACTACACGAATGGTGGGATCTGGCAGAGGCCGGAGTACTCGGACATTCCAGAGACGGAACTGTGGCTACGCGAACTGGACTTGATGCTGGGTCGCGCTAAGGCGTTAGGGGGCGTCCTTGTTTAAGGGCGTCTTCGGCCGCTACTCCTTTACGGATCTGGCGGAGATCCGCAAGCGTGACTCATCACTGCCGTGATGGAAATCAGGATGGTTACAGGCGTTCGCATATGCACGCGAGTATGGGTATCCAATGGGCGTAGGTGACGAGATCGTCGCCGCTGGCCAGGCGCAGTGCCTCTATGACGCTGATCCCTCGGCGCGCGTGGCGATTTACGGCAAGGATGGCCAGCCACGGTGGCATCCGATCTGGGATGGCAATCCCATCATCGCGAGGCCCCATGAAGTCGTCGCCGGCGAACGGGTGCATCGACTCGTCAGTGGGCCGGATTGCCGACCGTATATCACGTATCCCTTCACGAAAGATACGGGGTGGACGCTCAATCGAGACTTCAGATGTAAAGACCATATCGCGAAGTTGTATCTGACGCCAGCCGAACTTGCTCGAGGCGTGCAGGCGCGAGAGAACTACGGCCCGTATGTCTTGATCGAGCCATTTACGAAGCATAAAAACTTCCGGTGGTCGCTGAAGCTATGGGCGCAACTCGTGGAAGCGTGTCCAGATCTGACGTTTGTCCAGCATGTGCATCGTGAGTCCGAGTATGTGCAAGGTGCGCGATACGAGACGGCGACATTTCGCGAGGCGTGCGGCCTCATTGCGAGCGCGGATGCCTACGTGCGGTCCGAGAGTGGTCTCTGTCATGCTGCTGCAGCTCTCGGGATCTGGCAAGTGACCCTGTTTGGCGGATGCATGGATCCATACGTCATGGGGTGTTACCCGAAGCAGGCGGTGATTGCGGATACCAATCCTGGTTCCCCGTGCGGCAGATGGCATCCATGTGGGCATTGTACTGATGTGATGGATTCGATCTCAGTTGGTCACGTCGCGGCGCCATTGCGAGCCACGCTAGCGGTCAGGAAGGCGGCCTGATGGCACGCCTGGTCACGCTCGCCCAGGCCAAAAAACACCTCCGGGTCGACACGGTCGATCAGGATGTCGACATTGCGCTGAAGGCGGACCATGCCAGCGCGATGATCCTGCGCTATCTCAAAGGGCGCCGGATCGAAGTCTCAACGCTCGTGAGTTCGGGTGGGGTGGCCATGGTGACGACGCCAACGCCGCACGGCTTAGTGACGAATGATGTGGTCTCGGTCTGGGGCGCGACGCAGCTGGAATACAACGGGGCATTCACGGTGACGGTCCTGACCACGACGACGTTTACGTATGCGGTGTCAGGCACACCCGCCTCACCAGCGACGGGCGTGATCGGGTTAAGCACAGCGGAAGCGTGGACGGATCTGACGGTGCCAGGACCGGTGCAAGCCTCGGTGCTGTTGCTGTTGGCGCATTTCTATGAAGACCGCGGCGAGGATCTATCGAGTGATGAAGCGGTGTGGAAGGCGATTGAACGGTTGCTCGTGACCTACAAGTACTCGGCCCTGGCATGAATCCAGGAACCTTGCGCCATCGGATCGTGATCGAGAACCCTGCTGGGACGCCGGTCGCTGATGGGGACGGAGGCTTTACGCAGACGTGGACGGCGCTCGTGCCATCGCCGGTCTCGGCCTCGATTGTGCCAGCGACGGCTCGCGATCTGGAACGCAATGTGGCCGGTACGGTGCTGAGCACGGCCAGTCATTTGGTCACGATTCGGTATCACAGCGGCGTCACGCAACAAACTCGGATCACATTCGGGACACGGCTGTTTAGTGTGACCGGGATTTACGACTGGGAAGAGCGGAAGGTGTTTCAGGTGCTGGCCTGTGTTGAGGTGGTGCAGTGAGTTCGCGCATTGTCTGGAACGGCTTGGCTGAACTGCGCGAAGCCTTACGGAATTTGCCAGCCGAATTAACTGCAGAAGCCTCGCATATCGTGGACGGTGTGGCCAACGCAGCGGCGGCTGACATCAAAGAGGGCTATCCAGCGCGGACAGGCAATCTGCGCGACCACGTCTTCGTGAGCCATCGCGACAAAGGACGCTTTGCGGCCGGAGCGGTTGTGAAGAACACCGCGAAGCACGCGTGGATTTTCGAGAACGGGACACAGGCGCGACACACGGACATCGGGTCCGATCGCGGCTCTATGCCGCCGGGTCATGTGTTCATTCCGGCCGTGATTAAGCGAAGGCGAATCATGTATCAGCAGTTGCGAGCATTACTTGAGCGGCATGGCTTGAAGGTATTAGGCGATGTCGGATAGTTCGGCCATCGACAACGCCCTGATCGCAAAACTCGGCGCGGATGCGACGCTCTTGTCCTACATGACCAACGGCGTCTACTGGGATGAAGCCCCGCAGGGTTCCACGAAGTTTGTGA